TAATTAAATAAATAAAGGAGGTGTGTTCCTATTGCTATAGAAGTGTTAAACAACGGAAAGCTTATTGTCGATGGTTATACATTAACGAGAAAACAAGCGCTATTTTGCGAGGAATTAGTTAATAACGGCTATAACGGATCAGCAGCTATTAGAGCAGCAGGATATAGCACATCCTCCGAATCAGTAATAAATAAACAGTCGCAAGAAAACCTCAGAAAACCATCTATACAAGCCTACATCAAGGTTCTCGAGGAACGGTTAAAGAAACGGCAGACACAAAGAGTAGCATCGATCGAGGATAGACGAATAGCATTAACCGAGATCTTCTTAAATGAAGAACATAAGCTAACAGATCGGTTAAAGGCGCTCGATATCCTTAATAAGATGGATGCAGCCTACGAGCAACGTATTAACGTAACGAATAATAATCCGTTTGAAAACATTAAAACCGAAGATTTAGAATCCCTAATCGATAATAAAAAGTCGTAACCTTCCCTATGTAGGACTGAACTTTAATGAACACATACGAACACATAAAGGAGGTGGTTACAATAGACGAAGATTTAATAATTCTCGGAGCTAAACAAGAATTAGCGAGGCGTTCTTTTTTTAGATACTGTCAATTAAAAGCGCCGGACTTTTATAAGCTCGAGCGGAAATATATCAAAGAATTATGCGATAGATTAGAAGCGTTTATTAAATCCGATAAGAAAGTCTTAATTATATCGATGCCACCACGTACAGGAAAATCCCGTACAGCCTCCCTTTTTGTCGAGTGGTATCTAGGTAGGGATCCGACGCAAAAGATAATGACTGGCTCCTATAATGAGACCTTATCCACTAAATTCGCTAAATCTGTTCGTAACTCTATTCAAGAAGTAAAAGCTTCTCCATATATAACGGTCTATAACGATATATTCCCTAATACTCGAATTAAACAAGGCGACGCAGCTATGAATATGTGGTCCTTAGAGGGCCAGTATGCATCGTATCTAGCTACGTCTCCTTCGGGTACGGCCACCGGTTTCGGTTGTTCACTCATGATTATTGACGACGTTATTAAAAATGCTGAAGAAGCTAATAACGAGTCTAAAAAAGAAGCTCTTTATTCATGGTTCACCGATACTATGCTTTCTCGTGTAGAAGAAGGCGGCAAAATTATTATCATTATGACTCGTTGGGCCTCTAATGATCTAGCCGGTAAATGTATTGAATACTACGGAGACGAAGCCGAAGTTATTACGATGAAAGCGCAGTTACCTAATGGCGAAATGTTATGCGACGAAGTCCTTTCCCTCGAGTCTTTCCTCGAGAAACAGAAACAGATCTCGCCCGAGATATTCCAAGCTAACTATCAACAAGAGCCTATCGATTTAAAAGGTCGTCTATATACGTCGCTCAAGACATACGATACCTTACCCGAATTCGACGAGATTAAATCTTACACAGATACAGCCGATACGGGGCAAGATTATTTATGTTCCATTATCTACGGCACAAAAAACAAAGAAGCATACATTTTGGATGCCATATATACAAAAGAGCCTATGGAAATAACCGAGCCGTTAGTAGCTAGACATCTATTCGAACATAAAGTGAATAAAGCCGATATTGAGTCTAATAACGGCGGTCGAGGCTTCTCCAGACAAATCGATACGATCTTAAAAACAAAATACAACACTAATCATACAATCATACACGCATTTCATCAGTCTAAGAATAAGAAAGCAAGAATATTATCGAATGCAACATGGATTATGGAACACGTATATTTCCCCTTAAACTGGCATACAAAATATCCGGAATTCTATAAAGCATTAACTACCTACCAACGAGAAGGTAAAAATGCCCATGACGATGCGCCCGATGCTTTAACCGGCGTCGCCGAATCGATTAATATTCAACGCCCTATATTCTCATTCGATTAAAACGAAAGGTATTCCATGAACCTAACTGAACAATGGAATAGTATCGTACGTAACAATGCGGGATTAACGGAAATAGAGTTCGTAAAGGCCGAATTCGAGGCCTTCCTTTATTCACAAAAACGTTCGACTATCATCCAATCTCGTAAATACTACGAAGGAAAACATAATCCTCCTAAGCATCTAATACCAGATGAAAACGGTAATGCTACAGATGCTACCGGTACTATCCCTAATCATAAAATTATTAATAATCTATTCGATGATTTAGTTGATCAAAAGACTAATTATCTTCTCTCTAAACCGATCGACGTTAAATGTAACGAAGACGTATCCGAATACTTTAATAAAAGCTTCCAACGTAAGTTAAAAAATCTCGGTAAAGATGCGTATATCGGTACTATTGCTTATCTACATCCCTATATCGATGAACACGGTAACTTTAAATTAAAGCGCATGAGACCGGAATACGTAATTCCGTTCTGGCATGATGAAGAACATGAGTCTCTCGATGCGTTTATTTATTTCTACGAATTCACAGAATATACGAATACCAACACTAAGGAACGCTATTATAAGGTCGAATATTATAAACCGGAAGGCGTTACGTACTATGTATATCGTAATAATTCCTTATATCTCGATCCGCAAAAATCTTCTATGTCGTATATTTCGATGAATAACAGATATTACAACTGGCAGAACGTACCCTTAATCTGGTTTAGATGCTCATCTGAAGAAGTACCGCTTCTATCTAAAGTAAAACCGTTACAAGATGCATTAAATCAAATGCTATCTAACTTCGCTAACGTTATGTCTCAAGACGTACATAATACGATCCTCGTTATTAAAGGATACGACGGCGAAAACTTAGCTAAGTTCCGTAGCGAATTAGCTAAATACGGAGCGTTAAAGATTACGTCTTCTCCAGAATTCGAAGCCGGAGTCGAAGCTCTTAATATCGAAGTGAATGCCGAGAATTACGAGATCATTATCAAGCTATTAGAACGAGCAATTATTACGAATGGTCGAGGCTTCGATGCTAAAGATGATCGTATGTCTAATAATCCTAACCAGATGAACATTAACTCCATGTATTCGGATATCGATCTCGATGCGAATGAAATGGAAACCGAATTTCAGGCCTCTCTTGAACATTTACTCACTTTCATCAACGCCTATAATTCTCTAACTAATAGACCACTATTAAACGATGTAACTTTTATCTTTAATAGAGACTTACCGTTAAACCAATCTGAAATTATCGAAGCTTGTAAGAACTCTAGCGGTATTATTTCCGACGAAACTATTATCGCTAATCATCCGTGGACGCTCGATGCTCAAGAAGAGTTAAACAGAGTTAAGAAAGAACGTAACGAGGTACTAAATAATGACGTACTGGGAAGAACGCTTTCTTAATTTAAAAGAGCGTGGATTAAACACAGCTAACGAAACATACGAAGACTTAACTTCGATCTATGCGTACTCTCTCGAAAAATACGAAAACCAGATAGCCGGTTTCATTCAACGATACGCAAATAATAATCAAATAAACCTTGCCGATGCTCGTAAGCAGTTATCGGCGAGAGAATTAAAAGCGTTTAAATTAACGTTACAACAATACGTTAAATTAGCGCAACAACATAATCTATCCCCTAAACAAATACGATTTCTTGAAAATGCCTCTTTAAGAGCCAGATTAACACGCCTAGAAGAATTATGGATACATACCTCACAATTCGTCGAACTATTAGCAGCACAGCAGCATACGAATATCAACGATGCACTCAATAAAGTATATACATCGACGTACTACGAGGCAGCTTTTATCACGCAACAATTACAAGGGCAATATCAAACATTTAGGCAAATACCTAAGAAGGCTATTCAAGAAGCTATTAATACGCCGTGGTTAGAATCTAATTTCTCCGAGCGTATATGGGATAGAAGAGATAGGCTTATCCTCAAGCTACAACAAGAAATAACACGAGCATTTATAGCTCAAGAACCGACAGAACGTATTACAGAGCGTATAGCCGAGTCATTCGATACGGACTTACATCAAGCTAGACGTTTAGTCGAAACCGAAGTCGCTTACGTACAAGAATTAGCGTTAAATCAAACATTTAAAGAATTAAATGTGGATAAGTACCAGATATTAGCGACGTTAGATACTCATACATCGTCAATATGTCGCCACCTCGATAAGAAGATTATAGATCGTAAAGACTTTAAGCCGGGTGTTACGGCTCCTCCGTTTCATCCGCATTGTCGCTCGACTATGATCCCGTATGTCGGGGAATTAATGGGCCGATCAGCTCGTATCGATGGTAAATCACAATATATAGACGATATGACATACGAAGAATGGCATAAGGAATACGTTAAGTAGTCTCCTTATCCACCCCTTGTCTTTTTTAATCGTTACAGACGATAAAGAATAACGCATTAAAATCCTTTAAATAAATGTGAGATGTTACTCACGAAAATAAAACGAATTCATTAACAGGAGAATACTAACAATGACTAAAGAAGAATTACTTGCATTAAATTTAACTGAAGAACAAGCTACAGCAATTATCGAAGATTACGGTAAAAATTACGTATCTAAGTCTCAGTTTAACGAGAAAAACGAAAAATATAAGCAGCTTAAACAAGAAGTAGAAACTACACGCAGCGAAATTAATAAATTAACAGAATCTGAAAGCGCTAACGAAACGTTGAAAGCGCAGATTAAAGAATTACAAGATAAAGCGGCTGAACGTGATAGTCAATATGCTAAACAAATTAAAGATATGCAAGTAGATAATGGCATTAATTCCGCCATTCTTCAATGTGGTGTTAAGAATCCGAAAATCTTAACGTCTTTACTTAATAAAGAGGCTATTACTCTAAACGAAGACGGATCTATTTCGGGATTACAAGAGCAAATCGAGGCGCTCAAGCAATCAGATTCTTATTTATTCACCTCCGATACTCCTAAAGGTGTAGTACCGGGAGAAACTAATACTCAACATACAGGATTAACTAAAGAAGAGTTCAATAAGTTGACTTACGAACAAATGAACGAACTCTATACAGAAAATCCAGATCTATTTAATGAATTATCTAAATAAGGAGACCATTAATAATGGCTAATGAAACTAAACTTACTAACATGGTAAACCCTCAAGTATTGGGCGCCATGATCTCAGCTCGTTTACCTAAAGCAATTAAATTTACTCAAATCGCAAAAGTAGATAACACTTTGGTCGGTGTACCGGGTTCCGAAATTACACTTCCTTCTTTTAATTACATCGGCGCAGCTGAAGACGTAGCAGAAGGTGCAGCAGTAACTCCATCCGTTATGACTACATCCACTAAAAAAGCTGCTATTAAAAAAGCAGTTAAAGCCGTAGATTTGACAGACGAAGCTAAATTATCTGGTTATGGCGATCCTGTAGCTCAACGTGCAGCTCAATTAGCTAAATCTATTGCTGATAAAGTGGATAACGATATCCTTGCTGCTTTAAGTGGTGCTACTTTGGTTGCTACTAACGCTAACAAAATTTCTTATGAAGGTATCATGGATGCTATCGATAAATTGGCTGAAGAAGACGCTCAAGATAAAGTTATCTTCATCGCTCCTTCCCAATTAACAGTACTTCGTAAAGAAGACAAATTCTACGACAAAAGTAAATATGGTAACGACGTAATCATGACTGGTGAAGTAGGTATGGTCGGTGGTTGCCGTGTAGTCGCATCTAAGAAAATCAGCGATGCCGGCGCTACTATCGATAACTATATCGTATGCGTAAATGCTGACGAAGAAGAACTACCAGCAGTATCCTTATTCATGAAACGTGATATTCAAGCCGGTGTTCAACCAGATTTATTGTCCGGTAAAGACGTAATGGTAGCTAACAAACATTACGCAGTAGCATTGACTAACGAATCTAAAGTAGTAAAAGCAACATTCAAAAAATAAGGTCTAAATAATGGATAACGTAAAAGAACTAATTCGTATGGCTACGCATTTTAATGTTACGGCCGAATATGATGGCGTTCTTCGTTATATCTATGAGTCCGAGGAACAATATTTAATGAATGTATTAAATAGAAGCGATGTTCCGGACGAATTACAGTACCTTCTCGAGAAAAGAGTCGCAGCTCGTTTTATTCAAGCTAATAAAGATCGTATCCTTAGCGCCGAAGATCTTAATCCGATCAAGAAGCTAAAAGAAGGAGATACCGAGATCGAATTTAGTACGGATAAGGCGGCTGCACTCGATTCTCTTATTCACTTATGGCTAACTTTGAACGGAGATATAGCATGTTATCGACAATTAAAATGGTAGCTCGTAAACATTATGAACGCCTATATACCGATACTTGTATTATCAAGGAACAAAGAAAAGCTATTAAAGATCCTAAAACCGGGATTATAACAAACGGAGAAATCGAATCTATTAGTTATCCATGTCGTATATCATTTAAAACTATTTTCTCTAACGATATAGTGAATAAGTTGCCGGCATCCTCTCAAGTAATCACTTTATTCACTTCTCCAGATATATATATTAAACCCGGTTCCGATATCGAAGTAGTAAGACAAGGTAGAACGTTTTCTTATACAGCAGCTTCTCAAACAGCTTTATACGATACTCATCAAGAAGTCGAATTAAAACTAAGGAGTAAGCACAATGGCTAGGATTACGTTCGATCTTTCTGGATTTAAAGAATTAAAACGTCGAACAGATGTTCTAAAGAAAAACCAGAAGGAATTATCTACTAAGATAACAGACGATTTATCTAAGGTTTATCTGGCTACAGCTATAGCAGCGACTCCGGTCGGCGAGATACAAATTTCGCCCGATGGAAAACATCGCAGTATGTCGGAACACATGAGAAGATCGTGGGAGGCTGAAAGGCTTAATCGTAATACGGTTAAAGTAACGAATTCGGCTTCCTATGCATCGTATGTTAACGACGGCCATAGACAAACTCCGGGAAGGTTCGTTCCTGTTCTAGGCAAGAGACTAACCAAATCGTTTGTAAAGGGTCTACATATGCAAGAGAAGGCTGAAGCAGCTACCAGAAAAGCTTCACAAAATATAATGAAAAACGCCCTCGACGAATTCTTAGAGGGATGGGATAAATGATTTACATTAACGACGTTATAGAAGGCATAGCGACAGTCCTTAATAAAGAATATAAATATTCGATATATGTCGACGAAATTAAATCCGATGCTGAATTCCCTTGCTTCGTAATCGAAACCTTGAATACCGATCATATTCATTTAGTAGGTGATCGATACGAGCGCCGTCATGACTTCGATATTATGTTATTTATTAAAGACGATGATTATATCGAAGACCATAGGAAGCAAATCAATCCGATTGTAGAACAGTTCTATTTCGATTTAGAGTATATCACTCTAAGTGATAACTCCCTATTACAAGGCGACGATATGAGTTATCGGATTACGGACGGGATTTTACATTTTAAAGTTTCGTATTCATATCATATTAGGAAAGTTCATAAAGAAGACCCTATGCAGTCTTTAACGCAAAAACAAGAGGTTAAACATGGCAAAAACTAATGAGACGAACGAAGTGAGTGTAGTGAGCGAAGTAACGAGCGCAGCGAGTGAAGTAATAAGTACAGCAGCTCCGGCTCCTACATTCGATCCAGAAACGATTATCACTTCCGATAGATTCTCTCGTTATGCCGATATGCTCGGTGCAGTACTCGAAAATCGTGAATACTCCGTCGAAGAAGTCGAAAAGCTTCTCGATAGAACATTAAGTACTCCGATTGTCGAAGTATATAACGACTAATTACATATATTTAATTAACAATAAGGAGGCCTATACATGGCTCAAGGTGGCGGTTACTGGTTATTCCAAAATAAGGTATTACCGGGCGTTTACATCAATTTCGTATCTAAATTGAAAGCATTTGCCGAAGTAGTAGATCGTGGATATACTACTATGGCTTTATCTCTCGATTGGGGCGAAACTAACGCTATCGTACGTGTAGAACAAGAAGAATTCCAAAAGGATTCTCTTCGTATCTTCGGTTACGATTATGAGCATCCTAAAATGAAAGGTTTACGAGACCTTTTCTTAAATGCTAAAACATTATATTTATATCGCTTAAATTCCGATGCGGTTAAAGCACAATCTGCTGTAGCGACTGCTAAATTTGGCGGTGTACGTGGTAACGATATCGCTGTAGCTATTAGCGCCGATATTAATGCATCCGATAAATTCACAGTAACTACTTATATCAAAACTGACGACGTAGTTAAAAAAGTCGATGAGCAGTCCGGTTTATCCACTCCTAAAGACTTAAAAGATAATGATTATGTAGTATTTACTAAAGGTGAAACTTTTACAGCTCAAGCTGCTAAATATCTTACTGGTGGTACTAATGGTACTCAAGTACAAGCATCTGATTATCAAAAGTATATCGAATTGATCGAGCCTTACTATTTTAATGTATTGGGTTATGCCGGTAGCGATACTACTATTCAAAACTTATTCATTGCATTCGCTAAACGTGCTCGTGAAACTACAGGTCAAAAATTCCAAGTCGTATTATATAACCGTGATAAAGCTAACTACGAAGGCGTTATCTCTTTAGCTAATAAAGTAAGCGACTCCGGAGCCGAACCGGGTTCCGGTGTATATTGGTTAACTGGTGCTGAAGCGGCTTGTCCTATTAATCAATCTTTGACTAATAAGGCTTACGACGGCGAATTTAATTTCAACGTTCAATATAAACAATATGAACTAGAACAATTCGTTAAAAACGGTCAGTTAGTACTTCATAACGTAGCTGACTCCGCTTCCGGTAACGTTAAAGGTGGTACTCGCATTCTTAGCGACGTTAACTCCTTTACCGAATTTTCTAAAGATCGCACTAAAGACTTCGCATCTAACCAAGTTATTCGTGTACTCGATAACTCCGCATACGATGTAGCTCGTCTATTTAGTAACTACTATCTAGGTAAAACTCCTAACGATCAAGACGGTCGTATCGCATTATGGAACGATATCGTTAAATTGTTCGAAGAATACCAAGGCGTACGTGCTATTAACGGCTTCGATCCTAAGGATGTACAAATCCCCCAAGAGGGAGAAGAAAAGGGTTCCGTAGTGATTAACTACGAAATTAAGCCGACTGTTGCTATGGATAAATTGTACGCTACTTGTTACGTGAAATAAGGAGTTAAATAATGGCAGAAGTTCAAACTATGAACGCTAAAGACGTTGTATCCGCTAAAGAAGGTCGTGCTTTTATTACGATCGAAGGTAAACGATACAATTTCTTTAATATTAAAAATTTAAAAATCACTACCGATAAAGAAACTGAAAAGATCAATATCTTAGGTGAGCGAGTAGAACAAACTAAAAGTGTAGGCGCTAAAATTTCCGGTTCTATGACAGCATATAACGTTACTAATTACTTCGACGAATATATGGATCGCTTTATCAATCACGGTAAAGACTTCTATTTCGATATTCAAGCAATTAACGAAGATGCTACGTCCGATACTGGCGCTCGTACTACGATTTATCGTAACTGCTGCATGACTAAGTATTCTGAAGTTGTATTCGATGTAGACGGTAAATACCTCGAACTCGATATGGACTTTATGGTAGGCGGCGTTAAACGCCCTCAACGATTTAAAGATCTTGACGGTATTCACGCCTAATTTAAAACACAATAAGAGGGCCTAATTAAGCCCTCTTCTATGATATAACGGAGATAAAAAACAATGTCAGAGATTAAGAATATGTCCTTAAATGGCTTCTTTAAAAATAAAGCTAAACAGGTAGACGACGTACGTGTCGTAGTATCTGAGCGCTTTACAGATAAAGAAGGTAAACCTTTAGAATGGGTATTACATCCTATTAGTACTAAGTTAGTAGAAGAAATTACTAAGAAAAATACGGTTACTAAGTTCGTAAACGGTAACCGAGTTAAAGAAACTAACGAAGAAAATCTTAATGCCGACTTGCTAGAACAAGTCGTATTATTCCCTCGTCTTAACGATGCAGAATTACAAGACTCTTACGGCGTAACTAATGTAAACGACTTATTAGGCACTATGTTATATCCGGGCGAAACTCAAGTACTTATTGAAGCACTCAAAGACGTTATGTCCGGTAAGGCTAATACGGTATCCGAATTAAAAAACTAATTAAGGAGAACCCCGAGGCATATCTCTATCATCTGGCTCTCCAGTATTATCATATAACCCCGTTCGAACTTAATTCGATGGACGAACAGGAGCGTAATTTCATATTTGCTTCTATATCGACTCGATTTGACGAACGGAAAAAAATTCAAGAAGAACTTAAAAAACACAAGTCGGGAGTAGAATATGTCTATATTATCTAACACTATCAAACTTAACGACGGTGTTTCTCCTGTATTACAAAATATATCGCAAAATGCTAGCCGATCCTCTACGGCTATGTCGTCTTTCGGTCAACATATGGGCGGCGTGGCAGATAAAGCAACTAGAGCATCTGGTTCCCTTATGAACATTAAATCAATATTCTTAGGATCATTGGGTGCTAATATAGCAGCTGCTGCTATAGCTAAAGTAGGCGATGCATTAGGTAGCGTATTAGATATGGCTGAAGAATACGCTACTATTAATGCTCGGCTCGGTCTTATAGCGGGTTCACAAGAGAATGTGATAGCGCTTAACCGTGAAATATACGAATCGGCTAGACGTTCCCGTTCCGCTTATGCCGATGTGGCTGAAACGGTAGCTAACTTATCACAATCGGCTCACGATGCTTTCCCGGATCCTCGAGAAACTATAGCATTTGCCGAGACTATTAATAAAGTAATGGCTATTGGCGGTACTAAAGGTCAAGCTAAAAAGAATGCTATGATCCAATTAACGCAAGGTTTAGCGTCCGGGCAATTACAGGGCGACGAATTTAGGTCGCTCGCCGAAAATGCTCCGATGTTAGAAAATATCATTGCGAAGACGATGGGCGTTTCGAGGGGCGAGTTAAAGAAATTAGCTGCTGAAGGTAAAATCACGGCCGAAGTTATTAAGAAGGCTATGACGGAAAATGCCGCCGAAATTGAGGAACAGTTTAGAAAACTACCTCATACGATGTCGGACTGGGTAACCGATATTCAGTCGGTAGCGCAATATGCATTTGCTCCGTTATTCGACGTTATTAACGAATTATCGAATAGCGAAGAATTTAGGCAATTTATCGATAGTATCGAAAATAACATACAGTATATAGCTCCGATCGTTAAGAATGTAGCTAACGAAATCGCATATGCATTTAAACAGATGCTTACGTTCGGTCAAAAGGCCTTTAGCTTTTTACAAGAACATAGCGGAATCGTAACGGTAGCTCTATATGCTATCGGTGCAGCGGCTGCTTATTCGGCTATTGTATTCGGTATCGATACGGCTGCTAAAGTAGCTAATACTATAGCTAATTATGCGTTAGCGGCTTCTCAATGGAGCTTAAATGCTGCTATGGCTGCTAATCCTGTCGGACTTATAGCGATAGCTATTATAGCGGTAATCGGCGCTATCCATCTTTTAGTAATGGCTTACGATGAAGTAACCGGTAGTACCTATACTACGGTCGGTGTAATTGCCGGTGTATTCGGCGGATTATTTGCTTTCCTATATAACGGCGTAGCGTATACATGGAATATTTTCATTATATTCGCTAACTTCCTATTAACGGTATTCGATAATCCGGCTAAGGCTATTAAGAACTTGTTCGGTAGTTTATGGAATAATATCGTCGAATTTACCGTAAGCGCTATTAATACGATACTCGATGTAATGCGTAAGGTACCGTTCCTTAAAAGCTTATTAGAAGGCGTAGGTCCGGCTGTAGCTGCTAATTTCCAAGTTAAAGTCGATTCAGGCCCTTTAGATAACTATAAAATGGGTACGATGAACGTTCTCGAGACGGCTAGTGCATGGCAAGATGCCGGCGACGGTGCTGTCGGTAAAATTAGTAACGTATTTACTTCTAAGCAGCCAGATAATAACGCTACGTATGATGGTAAAGTCGATGCAGTAGCTAAGGCGGCCGGAGATACGTCTAAGAATTCTAAAAAGACTGCTAAAAATACCGAGAAGATGGCTAAAGCTATCGACTTAACTAAAGACGAAATCGATAACCTACATCAAGGTATTATGAACGACGCTATTAAACAATGGTCTAATAGAACTATTCATATGAACATTACTAATAATAACAATATTGATAGTAGTGTAAATTATGGGGAGTTCATAACGGACTTTGCTAGTGGTTTAGGTAGCGCATTCGAACGCAATACCGGGGAGGCTCTATAATGTATTATTTCTATCTTAACGATACACAATTACCGATACCTCCTAAGGCTCTTATGATAAACTATTCCAATAAGAACGAGACGCTCGATTTATTAAGTGTCGGCGAAGTAACTATACCGAAGCCGATGGGATTAACAAATTATAGCTTCGAGATTTTACTTCCTAACGATAAATATCCTTTTAACCAGTCTATTTTACATAAGCACGAAAAGGCCGAGTATTATATGACGAGAATCCTCAAGATGAAACGAGAACGACAGCCTATTCATTTTATTGTCGTAAGAATGAAACCTAACGGCGAAATGATTAGCATGTTAAATCAACGTGTTACGGTCGAGGATTTAGTACATAAAGAAGATACGGATTACGGCTTCGATGCTCACTTAGAGATTAGTTTAAAAGAATGGCGTGATTACGGCACTAAGAAGATGATTATCGATAACGAAAAAGACGGTACGTTAACCGCTCATATCGATAATAATCGTCCGTCCGATAAGATCCCCGAGAAGGAAGTTAAAGCCGGTCCTAAGGCTACGTTATTACGAGCCGTAAAAGAACAGTTCGGAAACACTAATAATTTATTTAAAATAGCCGCCCTTAATAAGATCACGGTACCGTGTTATTTAGAAGGCGGTCAAGCTATTAATATGTATAAGCAAGGTAAGGTCGACGATATATGGAAGAATTTAATTCAGTAGAAATAACCAATGCGCCGCTCAACCTCACTTATGAACTCACCGTTCGTAATCAGAAAGATATGCTATTGATAGAGCCTCAAGATGGGATTACCCTAGATCGTAGTCCCGATCTTGCTCCGGCTAAATTAACGTTTAATGTATTAAAAGATCCTTTACTCGATATTCAAGAAGGCGATTTAGTTAACTTTAAGGTTAACGGCGAACTTATATTCGTAGGATATATATTCGAGAAGAGTCGTTCTAAGAACAATATCATTCAAGTAACGTGTTACGATCAATGTCGTTATTTAAAGTCCGAAGGCTATTATATCTTCGACGGCAAGAATTCGGCATCTGAATTGATTATAGCTCTTTCTAAAGACCTCGGTATTAAGCTCGGTGAAATAGCTCCGACAGAATATAAAATATCTCGTGTATTCGACGGTAAATCGTATCAAGATATATTATTAACGATGTTAAAGTTAACGTCGATTAATTCGCCTAAAATACCGGTTAAAGCCTTAAATGCTAAAAAGACTAAAACCTTAAATCCCGATAAATATCGAGGCGGTTATAGCGGTTTAGATAACGTGCGAATGGATAAAGATAGCCATGCGGAACGTACTCTAAATCCAGAGAAAGCCGATCATACTTTCAACGAGATTAGTACCGATGTTAAACGCAAGCCTATCTACGTAGCTTATGACGATAAAGGCTTATTAACCGTTAAAGAGCTTAACGATATGGTAACCGACATATTAATCGATGCTAGTCAAGTCGAGGATTACGAATATATATCTTCTATCGACAGAAATACCTTTACTCAAATTTTAGTCGTTAGGGAAGCTAAAACCGGTAGCGATAAACACAAAGAAGCCTATCGTACAGGCGGAGCCTATGCCCCAGAAGAGACTAAACGTTGGGGCGTACTACAAAAGGTATATAAACCCGACGAGAAAGATCTTAATGCTATCGAGAAAGCTAAAACTATGCTCGATAATTTAGCCAGAAAAACGCATACGTTACGTTTAAAAGGCTGCTTAGGACGTACTATTATTCGTCCGGGTTCCGGTATATGGCTTAACTTCGATATCGGCGATCAAATCCTTAACGAATTAGTCTATGTGCAAGCCGTAACTCATAACTTTAGCAATAATAAGCATACGATGGATCTTGATATTATCTATTTCGATAAACAAGAGCCAGTTATTACTACTATAGATAGAGGCGATGAAGAGATTAGACAAAGAATTCTTAATAGTAAAAAAGGCAAATCTGGGAAAGGCGGTACAACGAGCGTGAATAAAGGATCAGCTAATGCGAGCGCCGTTCAAACTGGCTTAACTTCCATCGAAGGTACTCCTTCTCCATACGGTGATGTAGGATGTGTCGATCGAGCTACGTTAGCCGGTAGTTATTATAATACTGATTTATACGATGCGAGAGCTAAAGGTATCGTTAATACCGATGATTTAGAAACGCATCTTAATAGTCGAGGTTATTCTAGCGATGCATATACAGGCGATGCTAATGCCGGCGACTTATTATTCTACGGCGATAATAACCATGTCGTAGTAAGCGACGGTATGGGCGGCTGCTATGGTAATAGCTCAGATAAAGGCTACGTTATCCACTATCCAGACGTTAATTATGCCTTTAGAAATGGCGAAGCTCCTAATAAGATTATTAGAACAGGAGTCTAAGTATGCAAAATGACTATAATATGATAGCTAATCTTATAAAGAATATGGCTGTTAATGCTGTCGATGCTACAGTACCGGTTACTATTCTTACAGGAAAAGTTATCTCGGAAGCTCCTCTACAGATTGCCCTCGATTCTAAGATGATTATTCCGGAGGAGCGTATTAAATTAACGAAGAATACGAGCGACTGGACCGCAGAAATTAGCGTCGATCATATCACGGAAAACAGAGCCGGCGGTAGTGGATATCCAGAATTCGCTAGCCATAATCACGAATATAAAGGCCGTAAAAAGTTCTTAATTCATAACGCTTTAAAAGTAGGCGATGAAGTATGGCTAATCCGTGAGACTGGCGGTCAGCGTTTTATCGCTTTAGACCGAGTTTATAATCCAAATACGGGGTGTACGACTAAATAATGTTAACTCCTAATTCAATCAATAACCAAATCGACGCTAACACCGTCGTTAACTATCAGACTTCGAATACTTTCAGAGTACGCTACGAGGACGATTATAAACTTCTCGGAATATGCGACGATATCGAAGCTATGAAACAAGCTATTTTTAAAATTATTAATACAGAGCGCTATAAATATTTGATTTACGACTGGAACTACGGTATCGAACTTAACGATCTTATCGGTAAGCCTATCCCTTATGTGTATGCCGAGATTGAGCGACGCATTAAGGAAGCTTTACTTGCCGATAATAGGATTAAGGAAGTTACCGACTTCAGATTTTCGAATAATGGCGGCGATGTACTATGTTTATTCACCGCTAATACTATTTATGGTGAGATTAATAATATATCGAGAGAGGTAACGGCTTATGTACGAAACTAAAACTTACGAAAATATATTGTCCGATGCCCTCTATCGGGTAGGAACTAAGTACGATAAACGACAGGGGTCTATTATTTATGATGCCGTAGCTCCTTTTGCATTTGAAGCTACTGAATTATATTTAATGGCTCAAGTTATTATCAAACAAACGTTCGCTCAAACAGCCGATCGTGATTTTCTTAAATTACGTGCTGCTGAATATAATATATATCCTCGAGAAGCTTCGTATGCCGAAGTTAAAGGCGTATTCTCGAGTGCGGTCGATATCGGTACTCGATTTAACTACGAAGATTTAAACTTTAGAGTTATCGACGTTATCGATCTAAGTAAAAACGAATTCAAATTAGTATGCGAAACGGCCGGAGCTAAAGGCAATTACTGTATCGGTAGAATTACTCCGATCGAGACTGTACAAGGCTTACAGACAGCCGAGATTAAAGAAGTACTCGTACCGGGTCAAGACGAAGAAGAAACCGAAATCTTTAGAGCTAGATACATACGAGCATTAAAATCTAAGGCTTATGGCGGCAATGGCGCAGATTACAAAGAAAAAGTATTAAGTATTGCCGGTACTGGCGGTTCTAAAATATATCGCTGTTGGAATGGTGGCGGTACTGTTAAAGTCGTATTAATTAATAATGAGTTTAATAAAGCGTCTCAAGAACTCGTTAAAGAAGTTCAATTAGCTCTCGATCCTTTAGACGTGGATAAACGAGGTAAGGGCTATGGACTCGCTCCGATCGGTCATACTGTAACGGTCGAAGCTGCTGAAGAAGTCGTTATTAATTATGAGGTACCGGTTTCTATGACGGCCGGCCATACAACTAACGAAATTAAGGACGAGCTTACTAAAAAAATTAAGGAAAAATTACTTCTAAGACGTAAAGAATGGACGACTCAAGAAGAAAATCAATTCGTTACGGTACGTAGCTCTATTATTACCTCTTTAGCGGTCGATCTCGATAACGTAATCGATGTAGGCGATATAAAAATTAATGGTAAAGCTATTAAACGTTTAGATTTAAAGCCTAATCAAATTCCGGTATTCGGCACGTTAACACTAACGAAGGGATAATCTTATGAACTTCGATAAATATAGACGCATTATCGACTTATCTGAATTCGCCGTTCCGGTATCAGGTAACGTCGAAGAAATACAAGAGATATATCGTAGTGAGAGCGTCGAAATACAAGCCTTATGGAATACGATGGTCGATATCTTTAGGGAACAATATATTATGACGGCCGAAAGTTTCGGTTTAGAGAAATGGGAATCCATACTCGATATTATCCCGGCTCCAGACGATACGATCGACGATCGGCGCTTTAATATTCTACTCGAATTAGCCGGTCAACGTCCTTATACTGAACTTAAACTACGTGAATTGCTAGACGGTATATGCGGTAAAGGTAATTATCAGATCGAGCAAGATTATAAGAACTATAACGTACATTTTAAAGTGTCGTTAGGCGTTAAAAGACAGCGTAACGCCGTAGCTAATTTATTAAAGGATATTATTCCGATGAACCTAATCTACGACGTCGATCTATTATATAACCGTCATATTGATTTGAGCCGTTATACCCATAAAGAGCTAGCTCAATTTACTCACTTCGCATTAAATCAGGAGGTCTTATCTAAGTAATGGCTACTTATACTAAGAATATTAAACTATTAAAGCCAGCCGAAACGGAGCAATATAACGTAAACCTCCGTAACGATAACTGGGATAAAATTGATAAAGCTATTGGCGATACTAGCGATTTAGTTAAAAAGCATAAAGAAGCTAACCCTATCGATCATCCGGACGGTAGTGTTACGACTCCTAAACTAAGAGATAAATCCGTTACCTTACCTAAATTAGCCGACGACGTAACGGCGTTATTACAAAGAACGTACGTTAAAAAAACCGGCGATACTATGACGGGTAATCTCGAATTTAATAACGGTATCGGCGTTATGTTTAATAACGCTAATAATACTGTTAAGACTAAAATTCGAGTAGCTCCTAACGGTAATTTCGATATCGGTGTAGTCGAGTCTAATACTGAATATGGCGCAGTTGATACATTAAATTTAATTAGTATTAATAAGCCTAAGTGGTATAACAGTAAAATTGGTGGTAAACCTTTAGCTACTGAAGAAGACGTCCTTAACGAAAGTAAGAAATGCTTGCATTTAACTGGCGGCACTATGAAGGGCGATATTAACTTCGTGCGCGGTCAATCCGGTATCAAGTTCGATGGCGGCAATAATAAAATTCATGCTATCGGCGTAGGCGGTAATGACGGCGAAAACTTAGACGTCGGTTCCACTAATAATACCGATCGAGTTGCTTTATGCTCTAAGAATGTTCCGGGGTGGTATAACGGCGCTCAATTCTTCCCGTTCGCTCTACAAGGAGACTTTAGTATTACTTCCGGTACTATCGATCACGATCAATATTTACCGGTTCCTCAAGGCTTTAACGAAAACGAATGTACATGGCTCGTAAGCTTAGCTAGTGGCAATAAAGATGATAATAGGCTTAGTATGTATAACTTACATACGTTAATCTATAACCCAGTATGTTATAGAAACGGTCGTAAAGTTACAGTCGGTATCTATATCAAGACTCATTCTTCCGATACTGGCGGTCCTCGATACGAAACGTTCTATCCGGGTACGGCTAACTATATTTGTTTCGCTATGAAAAGACGAGGCTAATCATGAATACGATTAAGAAGCAATCTGAAGTTTTACATACAGGCGACGATTGGAACCGTGTATACCTTGTTAATGGCGATATTGACTTTAATAGCGTAAGCGCTATCTGTAAAGTACGTGATGAACACGATAATTTACTAATCGAGGCTAATTGCATAGTAGAAGATAATAAAATCTATGTGAGCATTCCTTCTAGTAAGTCGGTTAGTCTATCTCGTTCTATCGATAAAGGTTACTATGATGTATTTATTACGAATGGTAGTTACTATCATAAAATCGTAATGGGTAGTATTAAATTCTATCATAATATTTCTTTACATTAATGGGGGTTCATAATGGAAACAGTTAATAATATCCCCAACGCAATAATAACAGAGGTCGAGGTCGTTCCTTCCTTATCCACTACTATCAGTATTCCCGGTCCTCGAGGTAATGATGGTAAGCCGGGTCTAACAGGTCCGGAAGGTAAGCAAGGTCCTAAAGGAGATCCCGGTCCTAAGGGCGATCCTTTTACATATGAAGATTTTACTCCGGAGCAGTTAAATGCTTTAAAAGTAAAGGGCGATAAAGGTGATCCCGGCATACAAGGGCCTCAAGGCAAGCCGGGTATCCAAGGTAAGCCTTTTACATATAATGATTTTACGCCGGAACAACTAGAAGCATTAAAAGTTAAAGGTGATAAAGGCGACGAAGGCCCTAAAGGCGATCCGGGTTCTAAAGGAGAACCGGGCATTCAAGGACCTCCGGGGCCGGCTCCCGATACCTCGGCTTTTATGGTTAAAAACGATTTACAATTAATTATCGATGAATTAAAGAAACTTAACGGAGGTAACTAATAATGAACCAAGTTACGATCGATTTAATGGCTGAATTGGATAAATTCGGCGGTCATATCACTCAAATTAGAGACGCTATTCAAGCTAAAGGAGTTACTTCCGAAGGTAAATTATTTAAATTTGCTGAAGAAATTAGTAAAATTCAAAACACTAACTCCGCTTATGCCGGCATTATTAGCTATGTAGAAGAAGCTTATCGTAAGGGCTACTACGAGTACGAAATTGTCGACATGCTTCGCAATTTAAAAGATAGAAACGCTCCTTTACCTCCGGCTCCAAATCCGGGTCCAAATACTGACTTCGATCCAGAAACCGCTACAGAAATTCCAGAGAATAAATTTAATGGCCGCAGCGACTTAACTGGCCCTGCAACATTCGCTAAAGTTACTAAAGTAGGTGCTAATGCATTTACTGGATGTGGTTATACTGCTGTTAATTTACCTCAAGCTACTGAAATCAATGTCGATGCTTTCTTTGGGTCTAAAATTACCGAATTAGAAATTAAATCTTTTATTTGGAATGGAGAAAATAAACTAAATTTAAGTAATGCTTACTCTAAATATGTTCCAAGTAAGATTGTTGTACATCAAGACTCTATTCCTCCTAGTGATTTAGTGTACGAAAAACCAGAAATTAAAATCTTTAATCCGGATTACACTAAACGTTGGGATGTTTACGGTAATAAATGGGTTAACTATTAAGAGGTTCATATACTGGCATTTAATAAAATACAATTCATAAATTAAATTAAGGCAAGCCTAATGAATATTTTAGAAATTATTGGTATATCGTTAACCGGTTTAGGCCTCCTCGGTGGCTTTATTAAATTTATGCATGACTTTGAAAAAGATCAAGCCGAGCGTAAAGCCTTTGAAGGTAAAATTATGGCTATTCTCGATAAATTAGAGGCTCAAAATAACGAGCTTTTAAAGCAAGTCGAGGCTTCTAAAGAAGATAGAAGAGTCCTCGATAAACGTATCGGTATCGTAGAAGAGTCTATTAAATTAAGCCATAGTCGTATAGATGATTTAAGTATTAAATTAGATAAATTACGAGAAAAAATTAAATAGTGTTCATAAGGGGAGTGTTAAGCGCTCCCCCCATGAGGCTTTACATGGATTATAAAACTAAAATATTTAACTCTCTAAAGAATACCTATCAGAGTGTTCGAGTCGCTAATATTCATCCTAACGGTGTTCTAGCCGTTCGAGCCTTCATATTGCTAATGTTCGTAGTCATTATTCTAATTATCGTACAATTTGTTATGTCCTTTATAAAGGGCGACGTATCTCCAGAAGATAGCCGTATTATCGATATCGGTATTAAGATTATCGATCATACATACGCTGTACCCGGAGTATTGGCTACGGTTATAGGCTTGTTAATGTTATGGCTCGATCGAAATCATAACGGAATCCCCGACAAATTAGAGGAGGATAATTCTAAGAATGAAAATATTTATAAATCCGGGCCACGATCAGACATATGACTGTGGCGCCGTTAATAATAATTACGGTATTACCGAAGCGGCTATCGCTTACGAAATCGGCGAGAAAGTAGCCTATTATTTAAATCAAGTAGGTCACGAAACTAAAGTTATGCAATCCGATAATCTATACTACGACTCTCCGTATGCAGATAGACCATATCCAGTATGTCAAGCTGCTAACGATTGGAACGCCGATATTTTCGTATCGATTCATTGTAACGCTGCTAATACAGTAGCTAACGGTACGGAAACTATCGTATATCGGTATGGTGGCGACTCGACTACGTTAGCTACTTGTATTCAAGATCAGATCGTTAATAGTTTAGGTACTACTGATCGAGGCGTTAAAGAAATGCCGGGTCTTATTGTATTAAAACATACTGATATGACGGCTGTATTAGTCGAAACGGCTTTTATCGATAACGATAGCGATGCTTTATTGTTAATTAATAATACTGACGATTTTGCTAGAGCTATTGCTCGAGGTATTAGTGATTATGTGGTTCATAAATAAACGAATATTAATCGGCGGCGCTATCCTAATTCTTATCGCCCTTATGGTCGGTTCTTGCTTCTATTTCTATAATAAAGGTATTAAAGACTCGACTGTTCCGGTACAAAATATAGCAAGCGTAAACCGTGATAATATACGAGAAGCACAATTAAATATGCATAAATATCGTGGCGAAGGCGACGTTAAAGAGGTAACGCATTTAATCGAAAAAGCTAAGACGAGACCGGCCGATATTCAATATACGGCTCGTACACAAGAAGAAGCTGATCGTAAAGCTAATACGTTAGCTAAAAAAGATAAAGCTGATTACCTCTTAAAAGAAACGACGGACAATAATAATACTATAAATAATAACTATTATAGTATTCACCAAGAAAAGCGTAACCGTATCGGAGCCGGAGTCGCTGTTATTAATAATGATATATATGGTACGGTACATTATCAGCGTGATCGCCTAAGAGTCGAAGCTTTTAAATCGATTACAAATCCTAAAGGTAAGAGCTTAGACGGTGCAGCCGTATCTTACGACTTCGTTAAATTTTAA